CTACTTTACTTCTTGGAAGGTCGTCGAGTAGGTCAGATTGAACACGACGATCTTATTGCTGCGTGTCTGCATTGTGGCACGGCTGCGGCTGAGGGCGGAAACCGTATCGCCCAGCGTCTCACCTTGGAGGGCATCGTGTAGCTTTTCCACCGTGTCGAGCATTTGCAGGGCCATGTCGCGCACCTTTTCAGGGGCGTGGTTGTGCGTTTCGCCAGCCGGCGGAAAGGCCACGCGTAGGGTGATGTCGGCCATCACCAATTGCGTATTCACTTCCACGGCGAGGTCACGGCAATTCGTGTAGTCGATGCTCAGCAGACAGCAAGGCCATTCCACGGGCGGGCGTTCGCTGGATGCGCTCAGCTGCCCGCGGTCGAAGTCTATAAAACGAATCTCGGGTACACACTGCCCGATTCGGTCGCATAAAGCGATAAACAGTTCCTTATTCATTGCCTCTATTCTAATTGATTACAGTATGCCATCGATGGCCTCATCGAGACGCTTTTTGATGCGGTCGGCCATGTCTCGAGAATAGCCCATGAATTGCCGCTTGGGGATATTCATGTGACGCGTGTGCGCCTTTACCGTGCCCGGGGCGTCGCCGGCATCCGCCTTTTTCTTATTCGCTTTGCCCTTCGTGCTGCGCACGTAGGACTGTATAGCCACATCCCCCTCGAACCCCTCATTGTGCACTTGTGCGTAGGGCACTTGGGCATTACCGGCTGAGATGACGACCTTATCCGGCCCCACGTAGGCGGGACGGATACTATTCATCAGATTACCGCTTTGCACCAATAGGGAGCCGCTCTTTTTCGGTCTGCCTGGTATCCACGGAGATCCATCGAACCCTTTCACGGCAAAGCGCTCTTTGTAATACTCTACGGCTGTCTCTGACACAATGGCAGGCGCAGTGCTCAAAATCTTTTCCGGTAACGCCTTCAAATAATTCTTGAACTCATCTATATCCATATTCTGTTCCCAGTTTCGTTGTATATTTGCATCGAAGTTTGCAGCCACGGTTAAGGCTGATGGCCAACACCTCGGGGATGTATGGGGACTCCAGCCGACTGTAACAGCTACAGCGTGAGATGCAAATCAATCCCCCAATAAGCCGGAGTCCATCCGGCTTATTTTGTTTTCGGGGCTTTCTTAATCAGCAACCCGCGACGCACATTCTTATCCCTTAGTACATACCACGATTTTAGCATCAGCTTCGCTCGTTCAACTTTTCCAATCACGGCGATCGCCTCATCTTTGTAGTATTTGATCATTATGTAATTGTTGACTGCCCTCACATGGGTGTTCCTATCTTTTCGATCTCGACCAAGCCACACTTCATCAGGCGCATCAGCTACTTCCCGGATGGCATTCAAAAACTCAGTACGGAAAGCCCGTTTCTTTACTATATCTGTAGAGTGCGCAGTAAACGCCTTCTTTGTCATCTGCCACACACGGCCGACATAGTCTTTCACCTTCAATAGTTCCATGCCGGCCTCAATGACTTTATTCGCATCAAACCATTCTTCCGGTGATCCCTTGTATTTGGGTACCTCTTTTTTTGCTTCCTCTTTTAGCACGTCGATCGATCCCTCAACGCCCCATTCGTCTGGGGTGATCTGCTCGATCGTCTTATCTGGCATATCCGTAAAGTTGCGGATATACATCTGATTCTCCGTGAACACCGCGGCTTCATTAGCCCGATTGATGCCGAATCCCTGTGTCTCGCACCGTTTCCATTCGGGCGATTCAAGGTATTCGTCGCATTGCGCACGCATGCCCTCTATATCTAATTCGACCGCCTCATGCCTCATTCTGGGGGTAATGTAGCAACGGCAGTTCCACCCGTTGGGTGGCATAATCTTTTGCCAGCGCGGATCATTGACCGGCAGGATTAGCCCCTCTAAGACTTGGTGCTCCTGCCTTACACGGTTATCTCCCACGGTACGGTATTCCCAAAAGGGGAACACGTTCGTTTGCGCCATAAGGCGCCGGTAGGTGCTTGCCGATTCGGCCACGGATACGGCCGTATTGTACTCCGTGCGCAGCCATTGCTCATTGTAGACCTTCAGCAGTGCTCTGGCCTTCTTTCTGAAATCGCTGTAGCCCTTGCTCTCGCGGAACAGACGGTTTAACTCACTCACCTCGGCCAGTGTTTTGGCGGCTGAGAAATGAAACAGGTTTTGCTCCAAGGCGGTGATGTAAGCATCATCGTTGGCATTGTAGACAAAGCCACTATCAGCCAGACGGACGTCCGCGCGGCGATAGCCCTTTCGCAGTCCGCGGATGAGCTCCGTGTGGGTGTAGGCAAACAGGTCGGCGCTGAAATAAGCGCGGCCCTTTGTCTCAATCGTCTGTCGGATCAGGGCATCCGCAAGCGTGGCTTCCGAGAGTGTGAGGATGTCGGATGTCGCCCGGCCGTATGACCGGGCGGGGACGAAAAAATCGAACAACCGGGTAAAGAAGTTGCCGCGGTCGCGATCCGCATGTTTCACTTTGCGACTTGTCGGCGAATCTTCCTCCGCTGCCTTTTTGTCAGGCTCTGGGGCATCTGCCTTGCCTTCGTCGAGGTCAGCTTCCTCATCCGTTTCTTCTTCCTCATTATCCCCCTCAGGCACGCTAAAGAGCGGCTGCGCCTGCCGGCGGGCAATAGGCTCGCCGGGCTCGGGTAGAGGGATGTTGTACTTTTCATGCAGGTAGCTCTGCGGGATGGGTAGGATGTCCGAGAGTTGGATGATCTCGGGCACCTCGAGCTCGCGTTTGGCATCCATGTAGCGGAACTTTCCGCCGGTGATCGGATAGCCGCGGCGGATGAGCATGGGCACGAAATAGCGATTGAGCATGCGCTCCACGAACCGCCTATCGGCACGGTGCTTCTTTTCTTGAACAGCCATGTGCACCTGTCCCTGCGCCAGCGAACTGCCGTCTACGGTGGTCATCGTCTGCCCCAAAATGGTGATCAGGATTTCCTCCGTGCAAGCCTGCCGGAACTCTTTATATAGAAGCCCGTTGCCAGACGCAGCGTTGGCTTCCTGCGTGGCCTCCGTCTCTTTGGGGATAACGAGATAAGGCGCCGATCCGGCCGTCTCAAAAGCACGGATCAATTCGCGGCGGCTGGCTTCATCCATTGCGCTGTATTTGCCGATGCGAAGGGGCATGCCGAACAGCTCGACAAACTGCGCCCAGTCGCCAAATCCGCCGCGTTTGTAGATGACCAATGGCGAGACCTTCAGCAGTAGCCCGAGATCATCGTCTTTGCCCCACTGAATGACCCGATCATCACCGGCGTAGGAGATGCCGCGATCATCCGTCTGCTGCCTTACGATCTCTTTCAACTTCGGGCGGATGTGCTTCCGATTGATAGACGTAAAGCGGAAGGTTCGATCCTCGTCAAAATCGAACTCATCGACGGAGATACCCCAGAATTTGGCCATCATAATCTCGCCGATTAGTTCCTCGAACTCGACCGTATCCATCAGATCATACATCACATCCACGTCTTTGTTGTCGATCGTAAACGACAGATCGGCGTCTTTGACGGCGTCGATACGTTTATCGATGGCGTCGGCGAGCACGCCATCCAGCAGGATGTCACTATACAGGTCGTAGAGCTTTGTACGGTTACCGTTGTCGGCCATACGCAGTGCGGAACGCCACGCGGCCACATCGTGGACGGTGCGCTGTCGCGGGCTGCACAATGATCTGCGTAGAGATGGGGCCAGCGGCGACCTGTTTATGCTTCGTTTTATTGCTCATTAAATGGCGTTTAATCGGTGTTTAATCAGTGCTTAATAATGCTGGCCGCGTTTGGAATTGCTGCCAAAGTGGATCTTTCCGATCGGCGACTCATTGCCGGGCTCAGCGGTGCGCGGGGGTAGGTCTGGCGAGAGATCGCCCTTTTGCACAAGTCGCAGCCACGCGATGGCGCTGTCGTAGCGCTTTTCGCGCAGTTCCATATCGATACAGGCATTTCCGAGGTTCACAAAGTGCCACACGGCAATGTCTTTGACAAATAGCAGCAGCAACGCATTGCGTGCCTCACCCTCAGCTGAGAAAATGGCGGCCGTATCGAAGTCATGCAAGTAGCTTTTGGCCTCGGCAATGGCAGCATCGATAGCGGCCACGGGTATGGCTTCCGTGTCGCGGCTAATGACGGCCACCGTCTCGTCATGCAGGTGGGTATAAAGTTCGTCGACGGTCAGAAACATGGGGGGAAGAAGTGAAAAACGAAAGGTGAAAAACTAAGCCTGCCCGGCGCTCAGCTGGGCGATGATTTCGCGCTCGCGGTCGGAGATCGTCCACGCATGTGCCTCGAGCTCTCTGGCCGCCTTTTCGGCTTTAAGGCGGTCGGCCTCACGAAGGGCTTCTTCCATGCGGCCGGCTTGTCGGTCAGACAGCAAAAAGCCACCGCCGTAGATGCCTCTTTTCGATGCTTGCTGGCTGTCCAAACGGCGGACAAACGTGGCCTCATTGCGAGGGATTGAGAGCGCTACGCCGTGGCTGGCGCAGCGGGCCAGATCGGAGAATGTCAGCAAATGCGAGGGGTAGCTATAACGCGGCAAAGGATCTTTGCTACGCGCAGCAGCGGTGAGACGCTCATAAAGATCGGGCACGGACATAGCCAGCACGTCGCCGAATAGGTTACTGGCAAACGAGGTGCGCACCGCGGCGCCGTTCTCATAAATCACATCCGCGCCGCAAACGAGGCGCGTGTAGGGCGCATCGAGACCCAAAATCGTCTTATGCTGAGCGAACAGGAAGAAGCGTACGCCGCGCTCTAAGTACCGCCGTACGATCTCGGCAAACCTTGAAAACGGCGGATTGTCCACCACGACGCACCCGGCGGGGTATTCCACTTGTTTGTAGTCCGTATCCGGCCAAAAGGGGCGTACGATCTGGGCGCCGGCGAGGTCGACCTATTCGCCGAGCCAGCCGCGCACGATGTCATACACCTCGGGCGGCGTGTAGCAATCGTCGGAGGTGCGTTTGCGCTCAAATTTGGCCACAAAGGCCTCATAATCGTCTTGCCTCTTTTTCATGTTCGCCCCCTCTCAGACGATGGCCGTGATCTTATCCAAATCCACCCAGATGGGGTTGTCGTGCTGATTACTGTAGCGCACTTGCCGACGGGCAAAGTCGACGGCTGTCACATAGACAGCACGCCCGTCTATCAGCCGCGCCGTGGTCTTTCGCGTGAAAGCGAGAGCGTCGAAGGCTGCGGGGGTGAGCGGCGTGGGGCCTTGCACCAGCGTAGGCTGGGGCGGTACGGCCGGGGCACCCGGAGCGGCTGGCCGAATGGGAGGCACCACCGGCGGCTCTACGGGTGTAGGGCTCTGTGGTGGAACGGGCACGGCTTTGCGCTCGAAGTCTGGCGTGTAGGTCACGTTCGGATCACCACCGGCCATCATCTGGCCTACCTGCCGACCGATGGCGGTCATCTTTTCGCAGTAATACTTCTTGCGAGCGCTCTGGATGTCGGTGATCCCGAGGGCGCGGTAACGCTTCACGATGGCCTTCTCATAGTCGAGCTTCAAGTCATCGATGCCTTCGCCCCTCTCGAGTGCACGCTGCGCGGCGGAGCTGAAGAGGGTACCCCAAACAATGGGCGTGCCCTCAATTTTGTCGATCACCTCCGAGGGAGTGTCCGTCTTGAGGTTCACGCCCCAGCGGGGGTGCTGAATGAGCTGCAATTTGGCCCGGGCAAAGTCTACATGGTTGGAATAGTTGGCATACGGATCGAGGCTGCCTTCTACATCGTCTTTTCCAAAGCGCCCGCTTTGCCCGCGGCGTGCTTTGATGTTGCAGTAATTGAAATCGCCGACGGGCTTCATGCCCGCGCCGGTGTCCAGTACGTCCATCGCAATCATCAGCTGGCGCATCGCGTTGCTGAGCGTGTTGTCGGCCTCGAAGTAGGCGCGGTCGCTGGCCTTGACAAAGTCGGGGCGGGTGTTGGGCCCAAAGGCGCCCTTGACGGGTTGCCCCTTGTATGTGTAGGGGGCATAAGCCGGAACAAACTCCGGTGGGATGGTGGTTTGGGTTGGGGTGTTCATTGTTGTTGAATCGTTTATTTGTTGGGTTGTTGAGGGGGCGGTTGGTGGCCATGCAAGGTGTCATCTGCCTTCTTCCGTAGAATCTCGGCGAGGTTATCCGTCCCAAGGGCTTCAATCATGGCTTGCACGATAGCCTCAGAGCGGCGGCGGGTCTTTTCGTCGGCCTTTTCGCGTACGCTGAGAATCTCGATAATGCAGAGAAAGACACTCATCAGACAGGTAATGACGGGCAACCCTACGATGGGGTGCAGCTTCATCAATACAAACAGATGCGAGAAATGCAGCATGTAGTCGATCATGGTCGCAATGACCACGGCGCCCTCATAGATGACGAACTTCGTGACCGTCCGGCTGAGCGGCTTTGAGCGGATCTCTTGCTTGCTCTCTTTGGCCTTCCGTATGCCGCTGATGAGGTCTACGATGATGGCGATTAAAACGAATAGGAAACACGCGGTGGCCACGGGAAACATGGCACCGGTGCCTTCAAAGAGTACTTTCATGGTTTGTTTATTTGTTTATCTGTTGAGGTGTTGGGGGCTAAAGCCCCCGTTTATGTGTTTAGTTGTTGAGGTGTTCGTTGTTCCTTGTTAGTTGTTAGCTGTTCGTTGTTGGGGTGTGAAATGAGGGTCGCCGCAGACCAAAAACCGTTTCGAAGCCCAAAATGAGCCTCGTTTTGGGCCAAAAACCGATTTGAAGCCCGCGGCGACCCTCATTTTGGGCTAAAAATCGATTTGGAGCCTGCGGCGAGGGTCATTTCACGCCAAAAACAGAATTTAGGCCCGCGGCGACCCTCGTTTTGGGCTAAAAACAGGATTTAAGCCTGCGGCGAGGGTCATTTCACGCCAAAAACAGGATTTAGGTGCGCGGCGACCCTCATTTTATGGTACCCGTGTAGGGGCGTATTGAATACGCCCCCATTAGACGGCCCCCGTGGGGCCGAATAAATATATCCGCTGCCCGTCCCTGCCGGGACGTCTGTGGGGCGTATGCTGTTGCGCCCCTACACAGGTAAACAGGGCCGTTAGGCCCCAACACATAAACGTCTATTCCTCCGGCAGGGTGATGTCCGGATTGCCGTCACCGCCCGGCTTCTTGGGGTCTTTGGGATCCTTGGGATCACTGCCGCCCGGCTTCTTCGGATCCTTGGGTTGCTTCGGGTCTTTGGGATCCTTCGGCTCCTTGGGCTGTTTGGGTTCCTTGGGAACGGACGGCTTGCGGGGCGTGCGCTTCTTCTGGGCGGCGGACTGTTTCCAGGCGGCGTCCAGCTCGGCGGCGCGCTGGTTGAGTCGGGCGGCGAGTGCCTCGATGGCCGGCTTCTCGATGGGCGTGGAGCCGAAGAGGTAGTTGGAGCGGAGGGTGAAGAGGATGCGCTCGTAAGCGGCGTCAGTCCGCGGGCGGACTTTGGAGGCCAGCGGCAGGCGGGTGGCCGCGCGTCCGTCGCTTCGCTTGGTGGCCAAGTCGGAGAAGGCCTTGTTGAGGGCCTCGAGTTTGGCCGGCAGGTCGGCGAGGTGGAGCGTGGTGAGGTGGGCCGTGAGCTCCGCCTTCTTCAGGTCGACCACGAGGCCGGAGATAAGGGCCGTCTCGCGATCGGCCGCCTCGGTGGGGGCACCGCTGTAGACGCTGACGGTGGGCATGAGTGCGGCGGCAGCTTTCTGGGTGGCCTCGTCGGGCGAGAGTCGGGCGGCACGAACGGCGGCGAAGAAGTACTGCACGGCGCGGTCGCGGGCCGTGTCGGCCTTCACGAGTTCGGCCGTCAGGGCGTCGGCCTGGGCCTCGCGGTTGAGCTCGGTCTCTTCGGTGATGCCGCCGTTGTAGTCGGTCATGATCTCGGCCGGGATGCCGGTCTTGGCCTGATCGGCCGATTTGAGGATGCCGTGCATCTCGGTGTGATAGGTCACGTGCATCGCGTTGTCGAGCTTCTTCTGCCCGACGGTTTTGATCTCAAGTTCTTTGTCCATACTGATGTTTGTTTGTTGGTTGTTGGGGGCTAAAGCCCCGTTGGTTGTTGGTTTGTTTAGGTGTTTAGTTGTTTAGGTGTTTAGTTGTTTAGGTGTTAGTTGTTCGTTGGTTCGTTGTTCGGCGGCAAAGGTGAAGGGCGCTCAGACGCCCCGCAAATCGACGTGTAAAGAACCGCGGATTCAGGTGGTTTTAACGGTTAAAATCGGCGCTTCTTTGCAGGCGCTACCTCCCAGTTCCACGAGGGATAAGCACGGCGGAGGTCGGCGGCCGTCTCGCCACGAGCACAGAGCTCGGAAAGGTAACGGCTGAGTGCCCGGAGTACGTTCGTGACCGTCCGCTCGTCGACGAAGAACTCACTCTCGGACAGGATCTGCATCACGTCGTCAAAGCGGCGTCGGCGCAGCTCTGTCCAGTAATAGAAGCGTGCGACCATCAGCCGACGGCGCGCCTCGTGACGCTCGCGGTGTGACAAACGCGTCACCGGCGCCAGCGACGGCACATAGATGGCATTGCCGAACGCCCGCCGCTGGTCGAGCACCTCGAAGCGACCGGGCTCTACTTCCAATTTGATTCTGCTGAAATCGATTCTTTTCATATTGTCTATTGTTTGATTGTTCGTTTGTGTTATTCCCAGCAAACGATCCACTTGTTTTCTTCGATCATTAGCTGCCTGAAGGTGTTCCCACCTTCCTTCTTTACCGTGTTCACATGGGGCAGTGGCCCCATATTGAGACGGAGGCGAGGCTGCCACTCTCCGAGGAATGGGGAGATCTTGACATAAAACCCTGCGCCCCCTTTCTCATAGCTAAAGCCGTCGCCGCCCATGGATACCGTTCCCCCGCCATTCGTCCGCTTTACGCTGATCTCACCGCCTCTGATTCTCGTATATCCGTAATTCCCATCTCTGACATCGACACCGCCGTTCGGACTAATACTTATTCCTTTTGATCGTTCATAATCCCCATAGTGTTCCACCGTGAGAGAACCACCCCTCACTATAAAATCACCAATTTGTGCAGCCTTCTTTACGATCAAATTGTTCGTGTCGATCAGACTCGTTTTGATATACCCCCCATCAATGATCGTTTCATCCATCATTGCCTTCCCGATTTTGTTTCTCCAGGCGAGGCTGCCCAGACTGCTGCTGTCTGGCTTGTTATCGATCTTTTCCCGCTGCGTATTGAGTTGCGATTGCAGGCTCTTGAACTCAGCGCGACCAGTGAGGGAGATGTTTTGCGATATGAGATTGATCGCCGAGGGGCTTTGGGTGATGTACGAGGCGATCGTGTCCCCGTTGGCCAGCTGCGCGGAGGCGTAGAGCGCATTACCTTGTGCGGTGGTTATAAAGCCCGCCGTTTGCAGTCGGTAGATCTTATCCTCGGACGTTGCTTGCCGATCCAGCAGGCTGTTCACCTGATTTTGCGACCACGTTTGCAGTGCCGCGAGCTGATCCTTTGTTCCCCCGGCTGTGACATTGATACGCCCCACCTCACCGCGGATCTGATCGGCAAAGACCTTGAACTCCGAACGGGTCTCATAGATTGAGAGATCCGGTTTGTCCGTCAGGTTGCTGTATCCTACGGAGCCCGATTCGATGCGGATATTCCCACCGATCACCCCCTCGGCCACATTGAAATACGTCCGGCCATCGGGGCTGATGATGTTGCGGATGCGCATTTGCCCGGGCAGGATTTCCGTGTAGCCATAGGCCGTAGCGAAGCTGCGTTCCCCGCCCGATTCAGACGAAAGCAGCCCCACGAGGAAGTAATAAAAGCCATCGCCCGGGTCATACTTGTATACCTCTTGCAACAGGAACTCGCCCGACGTGCCCCCTTTGGCACATTTGGCCACGAGGTAAAAGGCCGACTTTTCGCCCCCGAGGAAGGGCGAGGTGTAGCCCGCCACGTCCCAATACTTGTAATCCGTCGCTTTGTGTGCTGATGAGGTCTTATTGATGCCCATCGTCATATGCTTCAGGATGGCTGCCGGGGCCGTGAACACCTTCGTCTCATTATTCATCTCGAACAGCGGGATGATTTCGCGCTGGGTCTCCGTCCGGTTGTCGACGAACATGAATTGCTGATACTCGTTGCCCACCAATACGGACATCGTGCGCACCCAGATGGGATTGACGCCAGCCGAAAAATTGTCCAACGCCTTTTCCAGCATATCCTGCGCCTCTTTGGCATGCTCATAGGTGCGCGCCGTCTCGTGGCGCAGCTGCCGGAAGCCCTCTTCCGTTGTTACCTCGTTGCGATCGATCTTACCCAGCTGCCCCGACACGCTGCCCGGCGATGCCACATTCGAGAGCTCGAACTGGGGGCGGCGCGGGGTGTTCACCGGCGTGCGTACCCCAGTGATGCGGATCAGCAGGCCATCCGTGGGGGCGTACTTATCTGACTCGAGCAACACGAATCCACCTTTGACGATGCGGCTGCCGATCTCTATCCAGTGACGGTCGGCATACAGCTCATCCAGCTCAGCGGAAAAGGTGTATCGCTCCACTTCGTTTTCATATTTCACCCGCACGGCCTCCCGGAACATCTCCCACGAGGCGCCCGTCCGTGTGGCATTGTCGCACACATAAGCGTCGGGCAGCGAGCAACCGAATACGGCGTAGGTGTCACCCACCTTGGGGATGTAGACCGTGCCGCCGGGGGGGCCTGCGGGCCCCTGCGAAGTTTGACCGGGTACCCGGCCATACTCGCCGGCCGGCGCACCGGCCCCCGTCAGGTTGCCACTTTGGAAAATGACTTTCATCGTCTGGCCTTTGATCAGCGCCTTATTGTAGTCGAGGGCCTCAGGGATGGAACTGTCGATGATGTCATAATTCACATGGCCATCTTTACCGGCAATCATCTCGACGGACGAGACCGTGCCCACGCGTTTGGGGTAGATCTGCGACAGGTCGATGCTATCCTCGACAAAGGTCAGGAGCGGCCGGTCGGCACGGGTGATCTCCGTACCTGTCGCATCCGTTTTGTAGCTGCGCGCCGCGGCGGCGTTGAAGCCCGCTTCATCGGCGAACTTCGTCCCATCGAAGGCGATCGTTTGCGACTTTGGAAGCAGCAGTTCCACACTGCCATAGGTCGAGGCGTCGATATTCTTCCGCCCGCCCTGTACAAGCAGGATCTCGCAGGGCTTCTTTGACCCGAAATTGTCACGCGATACGCCCGGCTTCAGCCCGCAATCTCGCCCGTAACGCAAGCGCAGCGGGTTGGCTTTGTTGTATTCCACGCGGCGCAGGTAGATGGCTTTACCCCGGATCTCCCATTCCGTTTTGAACTCATCGGCCAGCATTTGCAGGGCATCGGCGCAGGAGGTGTGGCTGTATGAAAGCGTCTTTTCCGTCGCCTCAATGCAGCCGCCCACCGTCCAGCCGCTATCCCTGCGATTAAGTGCCTTCACGATCAGCTCCAAGTGTGCCCGCGGTTTGGCCGTGTAGGCAAACTTCAGCAGGTTTTGAATCGTCGTGTCGCGCACTTTGTACTTACGCAGGGCAGCCTCTGGGCCTTCCATCGTCACGGTGTATTCGAAGTTGCGGTCGCCGTGGCAGATGAATTTTTGCGCGCTTTCCAGCCGGTAGCGTGTGCCTCGGAAATCGGTGTAGGCCCCTTCCGGGATCTCCACGTATTCAGGCAGGGAATAGTAGAGCGTCAGCAGCTTCGTCTGATGGATCCGATCCTCGGCATAGCTGCTATCGTCCGGCTCGACATCGAGGATCAGCACATCCTTTTTATCATAGATTTTCATCGGATCACCGTCAAATTCAGTTCAAACTCATACAGGATGAAGCCGGGCCGGAGGGCGATAAGCCGCGTGCCCGTACATTCGCGATAAAACACGGGGTAATCCTTTCCCCGGTAGTTCAATGTGTGCTCGCCCGGCGCCGTGAGTCGGCCGAACAGGGCGTCTCGGCAGCTCCACATGGCCGCCGTTGAAACGGCTTTTAAGCAGCATTTCAACGCTATTTCTTTGGCATTGAAACGCACGATGCCAGTGTCGTAGATGCGGCCGTCGCGGGTGGCGATCTCCCGGGTGAGATTCTGTTTTACCTCAGCCGGGCGCAGTAGGCTGTCGCGCCCCTTTTGGACGAACACACCGAAATCGGCCAGATTGATGCCGTCGAGGGTGTAGGCCGAACGGATGACGTGCGTACCCGGCGATTGCCAGACGGCCGCGTCAGTGCGCTCGGGTTCGTCGAGCTCGAACAGCGGGCGGAATGATTGCAGCGGCCCGTAATCGCGCAGCTCGTCGAAGTTGGTCAGGCGCAGGCGGAATGTTCGCCCGAGGGAGGGGAAAAGGATAGACCGATAGCCTGGCACAGCTAACGCCGCCACAAGCCCGCGGACGTCGGCCTTGGGACCGGAAGCCACGCAGTCGATGCCCACCGTAAGGGGTTGCAGCTTGGGCGCCTTCAAATCCACCTCGAGCCCGTCGTGTTCCGGCCAATCGTTGGTGGCCGGCTCTTTCATCGCCGGGTAGGTTAGCAGGTCGTTGTATCCGCCCCGTACCACCCACACGCCAAAGGCCGCCCGGGCGTCCGTTCCATCGATGTAGATATTCGTTTTCATTTCCGTCTTATCCGTTATGCTGTTCGCAGGGTCACCCCGCGGGAATTGATTGTCTCCAGTTCGCGTTTCATACTGCCGATGCCGCTTTCGATCTGCTCGAGGCGTCGACAGTAGGCCGTATTGTCACGTATCTCTGTCAGTATGGCTACACCTACCACGAGGGACTGATTGATCCCCCCTACGGACAGTTTGATGGCGTCTTGATAGATCAGCAGCGCCGTCAGCCGTCCCTCGATGGCCGTAGCCGTGATCGATACCTGTCGGCAGAGAGGGGGGGGATCTTGCGGATTCTCCCTCTTCACAGCGGCAGCGCCTCTTTGCCGGCTAACTTGCTTTGCTGCCCCCCTTTTCTTGCCTTGATGCAAGAAAAGGAGCAAAAGAAAATCAAGGGCTGGGCGCGCTTCGCTCGACGCTGAGGGCGCTGCGGCGGGGCAGCTCACCGCGTATAGGTCCGGGGAGGCCTGACAGCCGGCAGCATACTCCACACTCTGCATGTACCCGGCAAGGTTCGCCGGCGTCCGCAGACGCCCCCGCCTCGTCCACAAGCCCCGGGAAAACCTTCATCAGATCATCCGTGACCTTGTCTTTCTTCTTGCTGAATATGCCCGCAAGCAGTCCGCCGATCGTCCCCACCACGGCGCCGATAGCCGTACCGATGCCAGGGACGATCATCGAGCCCACGGCCGCGCCGGCCAGTGCTCCCATGGCCGCCCCTTTGGCCACATTGTTGCCGTCGACCACGTTGCGCAGGTCGACGTTGGCCTGCCCCTCATGCAGCTTGCCGATGGCATCGGAGTAACCATCCATTGCCTTATTCAGCGCTTTGAAGCTGTCTTTGATCTCGCCGGCGTAGTTGCGCACAAAGGCGCCCGACTTGCTTTGCAGGCGCAATTGCTCATTCAGCGACAGGGCATATTCATGGGCAAAGGCGATTGAGTTTTTGTAGAACTCTTTTTCCACGGCGCGGCGTTTTTCGGCCGCCGCGGTGATCATATTGATCAGCGTGGCTGTGCCCGAAATGGCCGTACTGATGGCGCCCACCTTGCCCCGTGTCGTATCCATGTCGCGGGAAAGCATCTCACTGGCGGCGGCGAGGCTCGAACCGATTGCCGCGAAGGCCTGACCCACGCTGCCGCTCAGTCCGCCCAGCGCCGCGGCCATCTGCCCGAAGGCGCCGAGCACCTCCGAGAGCTTTTGCGTCGGGATGCGGCTGAGTTCCTTATTCAGGGCTTCGAGTTCCTCGCGGGCAAGGGCTATTTCCTTAGCCAGCTTATCCGTCGGGGCGAGCTTGTACCGCTCTTCCATCAGCCGGATACGTTCCTTTTGCACCCGGCGCTCTTCCTCGAGCTGCTTTTTGCGCCGATCCGCTTCCCAGCGATAAAACGACTCCGCATTGGCCATCTGCTTACGGGTGATCTCAATGTCATAATTGAGCATCTCCGCGGTGTAGCTGTTTTTGGCCAGCGTGATCTCTTTCTCTTTGGCGACGGTGAGTTCGGCGATCAGTTTCTCATTGTTTTCCGCCATCCGCAGCCGCTCTTTGTAGTAGCTTTCGATGTCATCCAGCTGCACCGCCAGCTCATCGGCAAAGCGCAAGCGCCCTTCCTTGAATGCACCGTTGACGGCTTCATCAATCTCATCGGCGGACTTCTTATAAGACTTTTCGGCCAGATCGACGAGGTTTTTGAAGTAGGTCGTTTCTTCCTTCGAGAGGGTCGCATTTTTGCCATAGGCCTCTCGTTTGGCCTTCAGCATATCCTCCTCCTGCTGTTTGATGGCAGCCAGTTCCTTCTTCTTGTTCAGTTCGGCCTGCTGGCGTTGTTTGTAGTAGCTGTCATTCAGCAGGTCGATCTGCTTTTGTGCGAACTCGAGTTGGTTATTCTCCCATTCCCGCTGATAGAACTTTTGCAGTTTGAGCCGCTCCTGCTGTTCGCGAAGCGCCTTTTCTGCATCCTTGTTCCCTCTTCCAGAGCTGGAACGCGCCGCCTTGTCTATCGCGCCCAGTTCCTTTTCCCGATCCGTGTCCAATTTGATCAGAGAGGCCTTCAGCTGGTTCACCTTGTCGATGTCTTCCAGACTGTTTGTCGTTAGTTTGTTTTGGCCTTCCTGTATGCGTAGTTCCTCAGTAAGTTGCCGCTTCCGCTCGTCGTAAATCTCATTGACGACGGCCTTGTATTCGTTGGCTAATTGGATCCGCCTTTTGCCTTTGGCGCTTTCCATCTGTTCGCGCAGCTTTTCCGCTTTGGCCTCTTTTTCCGCTTCTTCCACCCGCCATTCGCTACGGTCACGCGACAGCTTTTCCCCAGCTACACCCAACTCAGCCGTTTTTTTGGCGGCTTCATGTATAGACGTGAGATAATCAGACACGCGCTCATTGGCACGATCTATTCCCCAGTAGAATTTTGAAAAACCTGCATTAAGCTCGTCAAAACCCTCCGTAAAGCCTGAGAAAATGATCTTGCTCAGCCCCTTGAACATATCCCCCAAGGCCAATATGCGGTTGGCGAGATTCGACAGGATGGCTCCACATACATCGTTTACAGCCTTTATCGGATCACGGACGGCGTTATAGATCGTTTCGCCGAGCTTAATGAGCGATTCCCTAAGCTGCCCCATCACACCAGAAAGATAGCCAGAGGTACGGGCAAACTCCATCTGTCCCTCAACAGACGAGTTGAACCACATCACCAAGGATCGCAGGGCCACGACGATAGCGTCGAGGAGAAAAACAATCCCTGAGGCTTTGAGGGCTCCAAAGGCTTTAGAGAGGGATCCCACTCCCGAGGCGGCTGTATTCAGTGGCCCAGGCAGCTTATTGATGGCATCGGCTTGCACACGAAAGCCCCGCGACACGAGATTGCTTCCCTCAGCCATCTTTTTTAGGACTTTGGAGGCCTCTATCTCTAATCGGTCGAGACTGTTCGTCACGCCGTCGACATCCTTATCCAGATTGCCCTGAAACTCGAATGTTACGTATATCGTTTTTTCGTCGGCCACGGCCTTTTCTCGTTAGTTGTTGGTGGGTTATGGGGGCGGAGGCTGTCCCGCCGTTTTAAGCCAGATTGAAAAACTTCTTGGCTTCGGCCTCAGAGGTGATTTCACCCTCATCAGCCGGCTTCTTCTTTCCGTATTTGGGTTGGTCATTGATGGCCGCCAGCACAACGCTCCACGGCACTTTATACATCAGTTCGCGCCACGTCCAAACGCCTTGCGAGGCAATCTGGAACAGTGCGCCGAAAGGGCTATGGGGGCCTTCGTCCCTTAACTCCCCGTCGCTTCCCGGCTCAGATTCGGAGTCGTCACCTGTAGATGAGCAATCGATCTGATAATAGTCGTAAAATGGTTCGCGCCACTTAGCAGGACGATCACTTTGGCCAGCTCAGCCATCGTTTGGGCATCCATCCGTCGGCGTAGGTAGGCCGCTACGGCGCGGTGAAACAGCGCGCTCATCAGCCCCGAACGGATCAGCCCGAGGGCGATCAGCCGACTGGCACGGACGCCGTTTTTGGCCGCTGAGGTGAGCACCGTGGCGGCCTCGCCCGTTTCGAGCGTTTCGAGGTCGACGTGCATACGCACGTACATCCGACAAATACGCAGTAGCTGGGCGTAGACGGGGCGCCGAAAGCGCATCGGGAACACCTTTATCCCCAACATGCGCAGTGGGCGGGGCGCCGGCACCTTGACCAGCAGCCCCGTATCCAACAGCGCGTCGGCCACATCGATCTCGACCGCCCGCTTGTTTTCCGTCTCTTCCATTATGCCGTCCAGCTGAATGGCTCGTAGGTACCACTATCGTCCCCATCTGGAGTCATGCAGCGCGCCGTGACTTCGATCTGCGCGATCTCCGTACGAGTCAGGTTCCACTGGAAGCGCGCAAGGATCTTTGCGCGGGGGAGGTCGAAGCCCACCTTGTAAGGCGTAAGCACACGAAGCGCCTTTTCCACTTCCACGTAATCCTTCGGGGGAATGAACTTTTTCACGTTATGTTCCGTGCCAGACTGATCCTTGATTTTGCCATCCACCTCTTTGCCACCAAACAGGGTTTGCAGCACTGCGTTATCCCATTCGAGAATGTTAAACGTGAGGTTCTTCAATCCCTTTTCCGAGATCACGGATTCCACCGGGGCATCCGGCTCTTCTTCGCAAAAGAACTCTTGTGTCTGATCCTGTTCGGTGGTAAAAGTGGCCGTGCCCTTCAGGGTGCGGGCCAGCTGCTTCATCTCTTCCGGCATCTTAGCGCCGCCGTCTGTCACGTCGCCGAACAGGATGGCGCTCAGTCCGACAGATCGGATTTTCTTTCCTAATGCCATGTCTTTGTTTGATTGTTGAATTATTGTTGAATTGTTGAATTGTTGAGTTGCTTATTCGACTCAACGAATAAACAGGGCTCAGCCCTCAACGAATAAACCGGATAGCCAGCCACGCGGCCATGCCGAGCACAAGGGTGAGGAAGGCGTATCCGCCGCCCATCAGCGCCCGGTGATGCCACCGGAAGGGGCGCTCCACGGTGATATACTCCGTGCGGACACGGTCAGTCAGCTCGCGGATGGTGCGGTCGCGCAGGGCGATCACCCGGCGGAGGCTGTCTTCGTGGCAGTGCACATCGAGCAGGGCACCGCGGTAGCCCGTATCGGTCAGGACGTCCGTCAGCGTCACGTTCGGCACGATGCGCGCACCGGGCACGGCGATCAGCCGCGAGAGTGCCACCCTGCCCGACTGGCATTCCAGGTAGGCGCGGATCAGGGCCGAATCGGGTTCGATGACCACGAGCGTATCGCGCACCGTCTCGGCCACTTCCCTTTGCGTCATCTCGCGCTCCGTGTACGGCATGCGCAACAGGCGGCAGCCAGTCAGGCAGAGCAGGGAACTAAAAACGAAAAGTGAAAAGTGAAAAACGACCCGCGGCCGGGAGCCTCTCCTGCCGGTAGGACTTTTCGTTTTTAGCTTTTCACTTTTCGTTTTTAGTTCCCCAAAGAAGGCGCGCGCACGGCCGGGAGAGAGGTCGGCCAGTGCGCGCAGCCTCGGAACGAACAAAAAAGTGAGGGGAAACACCTTGGCAGGGTTACTTATTCGTTTTTGTGGGGTCGGCCTTTTGGGCCTTCGCCTCCGTGGATGGTTCCGCCTTTGTGGCCTCGGAAGGTTCCACCGTCTCGGGCGCCTTCGCGGCCTCGGAGGCTTCCACCGCCGTAGATTCTTCCGGCTTTGGCACCGTTTCCGTGGGGTTCACCCACGGGGCCGAGCCACCCAGACGGACGTACCTGTCCGCGCCGCCGGTGTACATCATCACCGTATCCCCGGGGTAGCACGGAATGCCCGAAACGGTCACCGGTTTATCGGTCTCGTTTTCCACGATCAGCATGGAAGCCGGCTGAATGCCCTGCGGGAAGGCGCGCAGCTCGGTCGGATCATTGGCAGTCACCGGTACGATGCAAGGATTGCAATCGTGACCGATGATGCCGTCCGCCGTAGGCCGGCGCAGCGCCGCGGCCGGGAAAGGTACCATGACCACATCCGGCCCGTCTAAACTGTCCGGGGCAACGAACGTGTACCGCCGCCCCGTGGTCTCATTTCTGTACATCATCGTTTAATTGTTATTGTATTGTCACTTTTAGCGGCGACCCGCACCCGCGACCCCCAAAACCCGCCGAGGATTGCACCAAAAACCGTTTTGGAGCCCAAAATGACCCTCGGATTGCGTCAAAAACGGAATTTAAGCCCGCGGCGACCCTCATTTTGGGCCAAAAATCAATTTGGGGCCCGCGGCGAGGGTCATTTCACGCCAAAAACAGGATTTAGGCCCGCGGCGACCCTCATTTTGGGCTAAAAATCAATTTGGGGCCTGCGGCGAGGGTCATTTCACGTCAAAAACAGGATTTAGGCCTGCGGCGAGGGTCATTTCACGGCGTCTGTGTAGGGGCGGCCTCTTCCGAGGCAGGGAAGTTTGGCCGGGTACCCGTGTAGGGGCGAATTGCATTCGCCCCATTTGACGGCCCCGTGGGGCCGAATAAATATGTCCGGCGCCCGTCCCCTGCCGGGACGTCTGTAGGGCGTATGCAATACGCCCCTACACGCCTCAACGGGCCTTCAGGCCCCAACACATAAACACTTATTCCTCCGGCAGGGTGATGTCCGGATTGCCGTCGCCGCCCGGCTTCTTCGGTTTCTCGCCGCCCGGCTGGGGCTGTTCGCCGGAGCCACCGCCCGGCTTCTTCGGGTCCTTCGGCTGCTCGGGCTGCTTGGGTTCGCCGCCCGGCTTCTTCGGGTCCTTGGGTTGCTTCGGGTCTTTGGGTTCCTTCGGCTGCTTCGGCTCCTTGGGGACGGACGGCTTGCGGGGCGCGCGCTTCTTCTGGGCGGCGGACTGCTTCCAGGCGGCGTCCAATTCGGCGGCGCGCTGGTTGAGTCGGGCGGCGAGGGCCTCGATGGCCGGCTTCTCGATGGGCGTCTGCCCGAAGAGGTAGTTGGAGCGCAGGGTGAAGAGGATGCGCTCGTAGGCGGCGTCGGTCCGCGGGCGGACTTTGGAGGCCAGCGGCAGCTTCGTGGCCGCTCGTCCGTCTGAGCGCTTGGTGGCTAAGTCGGCGAACGCCTTATTGAGGGCCTCGAGTTTGGCCGGCAGGTCGGCGAGATGGAGCGTGGTGAGGTGGGCCGTGAGCTCCGCTTTTTTCAGGTCGACCACGAGGCCGGAGATGAGGGCCGTCTCACGGTCGGCCGCCTCGGTGGGCGCGCCGCTGTAGACGCTGACGGTGGGCATGAGCGCGGCGGCGGCTTTCTGTACGGCCTCGTCGGGCGAGAGCCGGGCGGCGCGGACGGCGGCGAAGAAGTACTGCACGGCGCGGTCGCGGGCCGTGTCGGCCTTCACGAGTTCGGCCGTGAGGGCGTCGGCTTGGGCCTCGCGGTTGAGTTCGGTCTCTTCAGTAATGCCACCGTTGTAGTCGGTCATGACGTCGGCCGGGATGCCGGTCTTGGCCTGGTCAGCCGATTTCAGGATGCCGTGCATCTCGGTGTGATAGGTCACGTGCATCGCGTTGTCGAGCTTCGTCTGCCCGACGGTCTTGATCTCTAAATCTTTGTCCATACTTGATGTTTGTTGTTGGTTGTTGGGGGCTAAAGCCCCGTTGGTTGTTGGTTTGTTTAGGTGTTTAGTTGTTCGTTGTTCGTTGTTCGTTGTTCGTTGTTCGTTGTTCGTTGTTCGTTGTTAGTTGTTAGTTGTTAGTTGTTAGTTGTTAGTTGGTTCGTTGTTCGGCGGCAAAGGTGAAGGGCGCCCAGACGCCCCGCAAATCGGCGTGTAAAGAACTGCGGATTCAGGTGGTTTTAACGGTTAAAATCGGCGGTTCTTTGCCGCGGGGATCCGGGCAGTCGGCACTTGTTTTTCCGACAATTAGCGGTGTAGGATGGGGGTGAAAAGAGGCTCGGAGCGGAACCGATATGCAGGTAACAGGTCAAACTTCGCCGCCCGGCGCACCGGGCCCGGTAGCGGTGTCCGCGATGTGATCAATGTATCGCAGACCTTACTGAACCCTCGCTGCGCGCCTTCGATCCCACAAAAGCCATCGAAGTCAGCGCCCTATTCGATCAATACATTAAAGAGATGCTCCGATGAAGCTGACGGATAAACAGGCTTTACAGGAATGGGAGCAATACCTGCAATCCATCCGCGAAGAAACGGCCACCCCGATCGCGCCATGCCCGTGGCCGAACGCGAAAAGCGCCGCCAATGGCCCCTGAGGCGCATCCCGCCCAGAATGGATCAAAGAGCTGTTCCCACGGTTCGCCAAATATGACTTTGCAGGCTTCCAAAAGAAGGCTATCGCCCGCATCATTCGACAAGCCACGGAGGGCAACTGGTACGAGGTGCTCTCATGGGCGCGTGAGCTGTCAAAGAGTACCACGGTGATGTTCGTTGTGATGTATTTAGCGCTCACCGGCCGCAAGCGGAACATCCTTTTGACTTCCAACAGTAGCGACAATGCTGAGCGCCTGCTGCGCGTCTACCGGGCGCAGCTTGAGGCCAACAAACGAATCGCCTTCTATTACGGCAATCAGCGGGGCACGAAGTGGACGGAGGAGCATTTTATCACCGCCCGCGGCGTTTCCTTCTTTGCCGTGGGTGCCCGCCAGTCGCCCCGCGGTTTCAAGCTCGACGAGGTGCGCCCAGACGTCATCCTGCCCGATGATTTCGACACGGATGAAGAATGCCGTAACCCCGAAATCATCGCCGACAAATGAAACTGGACCAGAGCAAGCCCTCTACTTTACACGCTCATTCAGCGAGCCCCTTCTTGTCATTTGGTGCGGCAACATCATCGCCCGCGATTGCTGTATTGCCCGAGCCGGTGCGCGTGCCCGTGAGCTGGCCGGGCGGAATAAGCCGCTGGGGAATTGGGACATCATCAATATCCGAATGGTAGACATCCGACGCCCCGACCCCAAGCGGGACTTTGCTGAGGGCGTTTCGGTCTGGCCGGAAAAGAATACAGAGGCGATGATCGATGAAGTACTCGCTCAGGTGTCGGCCGCCTCGGTGCAAAAGGAATGCTTCAACAACCCGGTGGTTGAAGGGACGTACTTCAAAGAGATCACATGGGGCGCCGTGCCCCCGCTTAATAAGTTTCCCTTCCTCATTAGTTATGGTGACCCGGCGCCCTCCAATCGTACGACGCACCGCAAGGGCGTGAAAGCGCTCGGATCGTTTAAGTCGAACGTGCTTTTGGGCATTTTGGATGGCCGCCTGTATGTCATTACGGCTTTCCTCGACCACGTCACCAATGATGAGTTCGTCAATTGGTACTACTACCAAAAGGATTACGTCCGCGACCGTACGACGATCTACAACTACATCGAGAATAACAAGCTACAGGATCCCTTCTACGATCAAGTGTTCAAGCCGCTTTTCCTGCAAAAGGCCATCGAACGGAAATTCATCATCTCTATCGCACCCGACGAGCGAGCCAAACCGGATAAGTTCGCCCGAATTGAAGGCAACCTTGAGCCGCTCAATCGGGCGGGCAACCTGATTTTCAACATTGCCGAAAAAGAGAATCCCCACATGCAGCGACTCGAGGAACAGTTTAAGCTCTTCGATGATGGACTCCCCGCCCCAGCCGACGGCCCAGACGCAGTAGAAGGGGGGTACTTCGTGGCTCAGCGTAAGGTTGCCGCCATCACCCCCACGGCATGGTCGATCGGCACGCGGCCGGTGAATAAGAAAAGGTATTGAAAGCGTTTTTTTACCCCTCCCAGTTCCACGAGGGGTAGGCACGTCGGAGGGCGGCGGCTGTTTCGCGGCGGGTATGTAGGTCGGACAGGTAGTGGCTGACCCCACGCAGCACGTCCATAATAGACCGTTCGCCTACAAAAAACTCATGCTCGGACAGAATGTGCATCACATCATCGAAGCGGCGACGGCGCACCTCCGTCCAGTAATAGAAGCGTGCGGCCATCAGCCGGCGGCGCGCCTCGCGACGCTCCACCCGTGTCAAACACATGGAAGGATTTTCCTCCGTCTCTTTCGTCTGGTTCTGCCCCTCTTTCGTCTGGTTCTGTCCGGTCATCAT